ACGCTGCTCCATCACTTCCTTTACGTTATCCTTCAACTGCTCTAGGCGTTCCAGAGAACTCACTCTCCCCTGACTGCGGTACACTTCCAGTTCCGATGTTGCCGCCACCAGTACCCGTAGCTCCAAGGTCTTGGCCTTCTGGAGGTACTCCTTCAGGGCCTCCCATAATTCCTTGTTGTTCACCAGCGGGGCCAGCTTCAGGGCCAATTGCTTGTCCAGCATTTTGCATTCCTATGATTTGCGCCATTAGAGCAGCTTCTTCAGGATCGTTGATCAGTTCATCAGGATCAAGATCTAAGCTATAAGCCAACTCGCTAATTAGCTTGTTCATCTTAATAAACGGAGCAATAGCAGGATTCTGTGCGGTTTGAAGGAACATAGTCAATCGTTGGCTACGTACTTCTTTCTGCATCAAGCTATTAGTTCCAGTCGCCTTAACTTCTAAGTCACCTGTTACGCCTAGCTTAGACTCAAGGAATTGCATGTTCCATTGAAAGTAAGCTTCGCCCATAGGCTTCAAAAGAAAGTCATCTAGGTTCTTAATAACGGTTTTAATATTAAGAGATGCTGCGCCAAGGAGCATGGACATTCCTGAAGCAGTACGGGTCATGCTTTGCACACCCGTTTGACCATGAGAGTAGCTGGGAAGTCCTGTTTGCTCATCTGCAAGCTGCCTGAACTTATCAAACATCATCATGTTTTCTTGTGAGGTATTAGGAAACTTAAGCGCATTAATTGCTTGGCCGGGGACACCTGCTTGTCTTTTAAAGATTTTACCCGGATAAATTTCCATTGATTGACCACCCACAAGCGCAGTCTCGTCAACATCAAAAACCAAAGAGCCAGATAACGCCAAGTTGTCTATTGCCATACGAGCATGACCATTCATGATCTTTTGAGAATCATCCATGTTCTCAGCAATCCCGATGCCGAAGAAGCTGTAGGGATTACGCTCGTAAGGAAAGGCATGATAAGGCAACCTGAAAGGCGTAAAGGGATTGACTACGGCTCTGAGAAGTTGTCCGTTGCATACCCAAGCATTGACTTGAACCTCGTCAAGGTCATCTACTTCATCTGGAATATCCATACCCACTTGGCGAGCATACTCAGCATCCATAACTCCCCAGTATTCCAGAACTTCATATTGCCCGGAGCCATAAGCTTCGGACCTATGATCATCCTTTAGCTCTTGTTCGTAGTCCTGCTCTTCGTAATTAGGACCAAAAGCTAAAGCTTGTCTAATAGCATCTTTGTTAAAATAAGGCATACGTGACAATGACCGTAGCTTAGTACGGTTCATACGATGCCTATGGAACACATATTCACATTCGTTTATGTTAGTTGCATTAGGGTCAGGGAAAAAGTCCCAAATACTAACAAACTCAATACGAGGCACTCTAACGCTAATTGGCGCGTAATCTCGTACTCCTTCTTCATTTTCCTCCCAGCGATTTAATGTCTTATTAAAATTAAAAGGTCCTTTAACAATCCCTGTACCAAACAAAGCAGACTCAAACAAAGCGTTACGGATTTCACTGGCTCCGTTAGACTCTTCAATTTGGTCATGGATTAACTTTTCCATCTTACGCGCAGCAGTCTCTGCTGGCTTTACTTCAAGTGCTTGTGGGTCTGGGCTAGGTCCTTCTTTAAGCTGGGGTTCTGCTGCTTCTTCAAGTTCTTGTACTTCAAACTTCTGTGAGCCGTATGTCGATCCGGGCTTAAGTACACGCCCGTCACCTTCGTAACCAACATCAAATGGGTTTTCCTGCTGTTCTTCTTTTGCTTCTGATAGTTCTTCTTGACTAGTTTCAATTCCGGGTAAAGGGTTTTGAGTATCTAGGTGTGCAAACTCAGAGGCTCCTTCAGGAACCTTTGTTTGAGAAATTCCAATAGGAAACTTCCCTGCACCAAAGATAACATCTACAAGTTGACCAAAGGCTGCAAGCACTTTAGTTTTTGTGACTTTAACAAATACTCGAGACTTTTCAGATTCTCTGAACCGTATGTTTTTTCCGTACAGTCCACGATAGTTATGGTAGGCTGTTAGCCACCGCTGTTCATCTAAGTCTCGTGCGCTTTGAGCAGACTGATATCTATCAACAAGAAGACCTACAAAGTTATTCCGCAGAGACTCTTCGAGGGTCAGTTCAAGACCCTGCTCATCTTCTACAGGAGCAAAATAAATTTCATTTGCTGTTAGTGTATTGTCTTCTTCCATTTAGTATCCAAAGTCAGAGTCTGCTGGAGTGTAAGCCTGTTCTTGTCTAAGCAACCGTAACTGAGTTAACGGATCATTAACTCTTGGTCTAGACATAATAAGATAACGCAGAGCATCATACGCATGATCTGGCGCATGAGTATCTACGTCTTCGGGGTTAGATTTATCCAGAGGAATCCCTTGAAGCTCACGTATCAGGTTCGGGCAGCTGCTAAAGATCTGCAAACGTGGTCTGCCGCTTTGTTGCACTCTAAGGTATTCGTGAATCTGGATCTTACCCTGTATTCTATTTTTATCGGCTCTACGGAGCTTATGGCCTTGCCTAACAAGGGTTTCGCCTACAGTAGGTCCTGTAGTGCCTGTTCTGGCCCATGCTGCGGTATCTAAGACTCCAGACACCGAAAAAGGGTCAGACAACTCCATTTCTGTTATTATAGTGCCTAAATCCTGTCCTGTCAAGCCTTTACGATAAAGTTCTCGATATATAATTAAAGTTCCGTCAGAAGGATCTACAGCGGCCCAGATGCAGGCAGACTCACTAGCATAACCATAGTCAATCCCTTTAACCCTTTCCCAGCCTATTGGTATTTCAAAAGGTGGAATAACGTGTAGATCTAAATCAAACTCAGTAAAGGCTGCACCCTCGTTAACATCCCAGTTACCTTCTAGGAGCTGCTTACGTTGCGTAGCAGGTAGCGCCTTTAGCATCTGCTCGTAGCGTCCATCTTTAGCTAGGTACGGGTTGTCTTCTAGGCGAGCAGGAATAAACTTACGTGTAAGACCATCAGCGCCTTTAAAGCTATGATTTGGCTCATTGGGTTCTATGTATCTCTTTTTTACCCAGTGTGCGCCTACGCCTCCGGGGTTAGCCGTACATCGCATATAGGGAACTATTTCACTATCGGTAGTACGTAGACGTGAGGCTAGGTAGTTCCACGGGAACTCAGTAGGTAGGTGAGTTATTTCATCAAACCCTATCCATGAATAGGCTTGACCCTGATAACGATAAACATCAGCGTCTCGCTCTAAGAACCCGAACTCTATTTTAGCCCCTGAAGGGAAGTTCCATAGTTTCTCTACTTCACGATACTTACAGCCGGGGAAGGCTTTCGGATATAGTTCACGGCTTTTGTCAATAAGTTCACGTAGTTCAGGCATTGAACGTCGTATGATCAAAGCCCTGTGAGACGCCCTGTGAGCGTATCTAAGAGGATCTACGAGCATGGCGTAGGACTTACCGCCTCCTGCTGCTCCACCGTACAGAACGTCCGTCTCTGCGGCTGCTAGGAAGTCTTCTTGAGGTCCTTCGTTGGGACTAAAGATAACATTCTTTTCTACTTCTAGTTCAGTAGGAACCTGATCTTCTGTCAGTACCTTGCCTTCGGCAGTCACTGCGTCAGCAGGTTCATCTAGCTTACTGTAGGTAGTTTTCTTTCGCTTAAGATCAGTACGTGCATTATTTAACTTCTTTTCAAGCTTTTCTACTTTCTTTTCGGAGTTACGTACTGTACGTCTTGCTTTGATCTGAGCCTTGACTTCAGAGTGGAAGTTATATTGCCTAGGTTCCTTACCTGCTTTCTCTAGGTATTTGTTGAGGGTCTGGTGAGATATCTTAACATCTTCACCTAGCTTGCTTTTTATATAGGAGATGCCTTCTCGTAAAGAAGGGATAGACTCGTCTAATATTCCGTTGACGGTCTCTTCTAAGACTTCTAGGTAGCCGGGGATAGCCTCCAACATATTTGTTTCTTTGTTGAGAGTATATCCGAACGGTGTAACACCCCTACCTTTGGGCCTAGTCTTCGGGTATAGATTCGTATTCTGCGTCATCTATGGTCACTGGAGCTTTTGCAGGTAGGATAAATAGTGTACCTGCACTATTATCTACCTTATGGTTAACATCCACTCTCTCAGCTTTACCTAGTCCAATACGGTCTAGGATTGTTTGAGCTGCTTGAATCTTTACATTAGATTGAGGAATGGAATGTTCTGCTTCCATCACTTCAATTAATTTAAAAGCAGCCTTGGGTGCAGACTGAGCAAGGACATCAGAGGCCAGATCTATCATTTCTTGTCTAAGAGATTTAATTACTTGAGGATAGCTACCTTCGGAATACCCTGCTAATTCTGCTGCTTTTTTAGGATCACCTCCTGTTATAAGTAGGTTAGCCAAAAAATCTTTTTGTTTTTCAGTATACTCACGTTCTTTTTTATCAGTACGTGGTAAGTATTTGGATGTATGTGTCTGAGTCATAAAGATAATTATAGGGTTAGATCTTTGTTTTGTCAACAGTATTCCTTCGGAATATAACAACAAAAATATACTTGACAGATCTGTGTTACGTATGTATACTATGTAACATATGTAACCTAGTTAACGATAAACAAATAAAAAGTATAAAAAATATAAGTTAAGTAGTTTACATAGGTAAACAGAGAGGGCATATTTTACTTAGGTACAATATTGTGTACGAGAGGGGACCACTATAGGTCTCCTTTTTTTTACCTATGGTTCCTATGTTGACAGTTGGAAAATAGGGAAAAATGTACGTGCATGTGTTATGTACCATACCTACCCCCCGTGGCCTCCTGCCCGCCCCTTGTACCTATGTAAAAGTATTTAACATAATGTAAAATTATTTCTAGTCGCATTGTGCATAGGTGAAATAGGTTTCACGTGGAACATAGGGTGAATAGGTGAACTATTTCACAGCGTCAAATTATTGACAGTCTGCTAGACCAATTAAAAAGAGTTTAAAATATTGTATAAACGTACACTATTTTCAATCTTTCCAATAAGTTAACAATCAATCCCCACCTATTCCCAATCTTCAAGTATTCCCAATATTTTACAATATTGACCCATCATTAGACGCGCGTATTTGCTCGCTGTCAGCTTTTCTTTTTTTGTGACCTAGGCATTGGCTATTTTTAAATCGTCCCATACGCGCCCTCTGTTAGCCTATGAGCCATTTTAAAACTGGCATAGTGCTTGCTTAAATCTAGGGTGGCACGTTTCTTGCTATAGTGTTTCCTCCATTTTATCTCCACTTTTAAATCTATTTTATCTCCATTTTTCCTATTGAGATCTGCCTCCGCATCATTACCATAGGGAGGGTTGAAGTTAAGCTCATCGCATCACTGGATGACTCACTGACTCCAACTAGGACTAGGGCGAAACGGTCAAAATATGAGAAGCGATAGCGGATCATTGAATGGCTCAAGTAGGTGGCGGCTAGTCTGAAATTCTGGCGGGTACATTGGCGCTAGAATGATACCTCACGAGGATCCGCACTACAGGCCGGCTCTATCACTGCTCAGCAAATAAGACCTCATGACCTATAATGGGTCATTAATACCAATCTACTCTCATTTACTATTGCAATGAAAAACTGCCTATCGGCTCACGCTGATTAGGGCGGTTTTCCTATGCTCTAAGGTAGATGATTGGAGACTATCTATTCCAACAAGTAGATAGTCAACAATCATTTATAACCAAAAGGAATCAAATATCATGACAAATGCAATAAACTCAGCGACTCAGTTTAAGAATCGACTCACCAAAATTAGCAGCGCCACGGTCTTATCAGATCTCACGGCATGCATGGAATGGGCAGTATTCCAGCTACAAGCGCATAACAATGCGTCGGCGCTAACTGCCATTTTCAAGGTGTTAAAAGATATCGCCAAGCGACCCGCAGGATTAACGCAAAAGAATATGCGAGCTTATCTAGAATCATTCGGCCTAGAATGGAATAAGAAAACCGAAGCTTTCCGCATCGCAACAAAGGCTGACTATTCAGAGATGAATCCAACATTCTGGAATGACATTCCCAAGGCTGAAAAAGTAGAAAAGTCCGACGCTGAGAAGGCTGCACAATACGTGCAAAAGCTTAACCTTTCGCGCGCTCAGTGGATTGAGATTCTGGTTGAACACCTGCCCGAGGAAGCGGAGTTAATGCTTGCCGCTGCCTAGCTAGATGCTACACCATCGCCCATAGCTAAAAACTGTGGGTTTTGGTGTGTCATTTTACGATGGCACTAAATCAAACCAACAATACCTACAAGGTAAGGAAAAAAACTATGTTCAATTCAGTAAAAGCAGTAAAAGACTCAAGCAATCGCTCAATGATTGGCGTAATTCAAAAAGGACCAGCACCTGCTCGCGGAACCAATCCAAGAGGAGTGAGAAAGGATCGCGTCCTGTCTATGCAAAAGGGTGATTGGTTTGTAGATGATATATCGCAGATTGAAAACTGGCGATCTGCTGGGGCTTCCTTTGCACGAGGTAGCCATTCATGCTACAAGCACCCACAAGATCCAACGCTGTGTGTGTTTGAAATCATCAAGTAAACAAAATGCTACACCTCTGCCCATAGGTAAAACTGTGGGCTTTGGTGTATTATTTTAGTTTGTAGCAGGGCGGGACGAGGCAAGACTGTAAATCTTGTTGGTCAAATAGGCGAATTGCCAAATAAATAGAACCCTCTAAAGTTCGTTTGCCGTGGCTCTAGTGTGACCTGGTGAAACTCTAACCACGAACTGCTACACGCCTAAGCATGGCGTTAAACTGCTGCTTTGACGCTGCTTCAGGGTTGCAAACCTGCGGCAGTATTGAGTAGACCGACATGTCTCTAAACTGTCACTATATAAAACTACTATGTATGTAACGCCCTGAGCATGGCGCTAAACTGCTCTTTTTTATTTTAAATAAGGAAAAATCATGTACAAACTAACACTCGCTGCAAAGGATGACCTGACTGGTATAGTGAATACAATCCTGTACTCTCGGATGCAGATGGATGACTTCGCTAAGCGTGGTCAGTGGAAAAGATATCACAAGGCGCGGGGTGATTTTAATCAAGCAATCGTTGACTTGAATGATAAGTTTAATGTAGAAACAATAATTCACAGAGCAATCAAGGAGGAGATAAAAAGAAATGTATGAACAACACGCGACCAAGGTTCAAGCCTACTCGCAGCGTTCTGCCGATAACATGGCTGACACCGTTATCATGGTGCTGCTATCTATTCAGCAGAATTGGCTCACAGTAGGTGAGATGCTTGACGATGTGAGAAAAACTAAGCAGGACTCTCGTTTTTTGTGGCGCAGTAAAAAGGCTGGCTACACTTACATCATGACACACAAGCACAAGATTCACTCTCAGATGATGGCGGTTATAAATTCGCACAAGTCACGAGATGACAAAGCTCTTTCACTGATGAGGATATTTCTAAGAGTGCCGGGTCTTGGTCTACCAAAGGCTGGCTTTGTGTGTCAGTTGACCGCTGGTCTTGTTGGGTGCATGGATGTCCACAACATCAAAATGTATGACCTTGACACACGAGTCTTGACCCTAGACAAGAACGTCAAGTCCGAAGCCAAGATCACAGCTAAGATTCAAGACTATGTAAAACTATGCCACGACTATGGCACGGAGTTTCTGTGGAATAGTTGGTGCGAATATCTGTCAACCAAGTCTGACAAATGGACAGATGGATTTCATGTTTCAGAGGTACACTACACTTATTTAACAGAGGAGAAATAATCTCATGACGACATATTTTAAAATACGTGACATCGAAGGCAACGTAACCGCCGAAGGCGAGGCTCAGGTCGATGTTGACTTGCCCGATCCCACCGTAGGTATCTTCGCTGAGTCATATGACATCTATAACATTGTTATAAATAACAAGCGTTTAGACAAGCAACCTAATGCAGTGCTTGAGAATATTATCATCGAACAATTCGTTGATGATTGCGAGCAAGCATACGTAGAAAGAAAGCTAATGGAGTATGAAAGTGGAAGAAGATATTACTGATGATCTATCAGACCGAGAGTTTCTTGATCTCCTAGAAAGAGATCTTCATGTCTATAACAATGGCCCTTGGAGGAGGCGACACATAGAACTAACAGATAACATACGTTACCTACGTAACGGTGTGATGTATCAATCTCTAGACGATATGTTGGAGGCTGTTTTTAAACAACAAACAAGGGTTTGACTCACGGTTCTAGCCGTGGTAAAATCATGTAACATATGTTACCTAGTTAGCTATAACAAGTTATAAAGTATAGTTATCTAGTTTACATATTTAACCTAAGCAAACTATGGAGAAACAAACGTCATGCACGTAATCAACTTAAATCCAAACCAAAAATACATTGACCAGCTTGAGCCAGTCACTGACCTACCCACCATCTTGTCTAGTCCTGTTGAGTACATGGACCACAACGGCAACACACATCAAGACCCTAACCGCAAGGTGATCTACACTGACAAGAGCAGCAAGATCATCAACGTTGTTAAGAATGGGTTCACCTACGATAACAATCAACCTCTGCCCCTTGTGGAGCTTACTGAGGCGACTTTACTTCAGTCAGGTGTCTCCCTAAAGGATCTAACAAGAACCGTTCAGATGGCCCCTGATGGCTCTAAAATGATTATCACCTACACCTTACCAGAGTTCTTAATTGATCTAGGTAACGGTGATATCACACAGTTCCAGATAATTTGCCGTAATTCATATGATGGTACTTGGTGTTTTGTTTTAGAAGCAGGTGCAATCCGCATGGCTTGTCTCAATGGGCAGGTATCGGTTGACAATATCAGCATGTTCAAGTCCAAGCACACGCCCTCTATCAATCCCGACCACGCCAGACGCAAGATGGTCTTAGCTATTCAACAGTTCTATATCGAAGGCGAACGCTGGGCCAGATGGAAGGAGCAATCTGTTACCAACCGCGAAGCACTCCGCACCTTTGCTGATGCTGCTGGCTGCAAGTTTGTACACGAGAACAACGACATGACTCTCATGGAATTGTTTCAACACAAAAATGTGTACAGCAATCGCTCGCTCATGTACATGTGGAACCAGTACACCAACCACGAGCAGCCTAAGCTAGGATCCAACGAGTGGGCTGTGTACAATGCCATGACTCACTGGTCTACTCACGCTCCCGCTGGTCGCAAGACTGACGAGAACAACGTGCTCGGTACACTGGTGCGTAGGCAAGACAAGGTACGCAATGCAGTTGCGTTAGGGCTGGCCGCATAGCATGAACATATTCTTTTTAGATAAGTTCCCTATGCGAGCAGTGCAACAGTATTGCGACAAGCATGTGGTCAAGATGATCCTTGAGACAGCGCAGCTTTTGTCTACGGCACATCATGAACTGGGGTCAGCAATGGCCCCTCATGTTTATAAATCAACACACAAGAACCATCCTTCGGCAGTGTGGGTTAGGTCTGGTCACGGTCAATACGTGTGGGCCTTTACTCTGCTGTGCGAGATGTTAAAAGAATACACGCACAGGTACGGTAAGGTACATGCAACGGCTCGCCTAGTTGGGCCGCTGTCAAAAGTACCAGACAGGATACCTCGTGGTGTTGAGTGGACTGATCCACCTCAGTGTATGTACGATGAGTGCAAAGCAGATGATACCGTCGAGGCTTATCGTAACTACTATAAAACAAGACGCAATGAGATTGATATGCGTTGGACTAAAAGGGAGATACCAACATGGCTTTAACACTTGAAGAGGCTGCTGAAATTACGGGCTTATCTGTTGGAGATTTTATAGACTGGATGCAGACGATGAATGGTCCAGACTATATTATTTCAGAAGATGATGAAGAAGTTTGCGGGATCTACACAGACTCAGACGGAGGTGCAATATCAGTAAAAGGTTTCTCAGAGATTTTTGAAGAGAAAGGAGTAACGATAAGCATGATAGAAGATGTTAACTATTGTGATATTGAGGTAGATAGTTTCATCAAGATGCTTAAATCTATAAATAAAACAACAAAGCATTTACATGCTATGCCATAACAGGAGATCCAACATGGCTTTAACAGAACAGCAAACCGTTTTCTTAGATAGCGTTCGTTTTAGAATGACCCCCAAGCTATCTATGTACATCGCTGACTACCTCAGAGAGGAGTTTGAGATTACTCGCAAGGGTGACAGGGGTTACGACTTAGACTACGCAATCTGTGATGCAGTAGATGCGTTCAATGGAGGTGCAACCGATGAGTGTTGAATGTAATATAACTAAAGACAATGCAGACTATTACGTCGAGGCTTACACAAAAGAAATAGGTACGACTCGTTTGGCCTATGTCGCAGGGTACAGAGATTATTCTTTAGAAGAAGAGCAACAGATAACGCTGATGCTTCAGTTGAAAGATAAGCTCAGGGATTTTTACTCAACGTATCCTGATGGCGAGGTAACTGTTAAACTAGTTATCAAAGAGGACTACGTGAACGTATGAAAAAGATTCTTATAACATTGTTATTACTTAGCGGCTGTTCAACTATTGAGCAGCCTTCTGATAGCATCAAGTTCAAATCAATATGCGGGGCAACTCGCACCTTGGTTTGCCTGCCGCAGCACCGTGAGTGTTGGTGTCAGGACCCGCTTGAACTGCAGAGAACAGAAGGAGGCCGTACATGGTACGTCAGCTTAGAAAGGATGAAGTAGCTGATCTTTTAAAATTAGGTATGAGTAACAGCGACATAAGTGAAACTCTTTTCATGAGTAATAGTACAGTTAAAGGTTATCTGTCACAGATCATGCAGGAGTTAAATGTTAATAACAGGACACAAGCAGCGCTTGTATTACACGGATTAAAGATATGCAAATTGAACTAGACACAGATCAGTTAGAAGCAGCAGGGATTGCTTACATTAAACAGTGTTACGAAACTCATGTGGAGCTATTAGATGGATGCGAAATATCAGATGAAGATGCAAACAGCATTAAGATGCTTGAAGGAATGCTGGCGTATGTTCTTACAGATACTGAACGAGAAGAATATTACTCTTCGCTCCCGTTCAATACTAAACAGACTAGCCTCAACCTTTAAAGATATCTTTGAAGATGTTAAGCTAGGCTACCTGACACCAAAGGAACGGTTTGTGTTGGCAGGTATTGTTACCTTCATTACAATCTTCTTAGCAGTGAGTGCCTTATGAGAGTAGAACTAGTAGACATGATGGGAGATGACCGCACCGTGGTTAACAGTGCGCGAGTATCCTTTGCTAACGAGATAGCGGAGGGAGACTTCAGTAACAGAGACGCAAAGCTGATCAAGTATCTAGCCCGACACGACCACTGGACTCCGTTCGCACACGTTCAGTGTCAGTTCAGAATCAAGGCCCCTATCTTTGTTGCTAGGCAGCTAGTCAAGCATCAGGTAGGCTTGGTGTGGAACGAGGTGAGCAGGAGGTACGTAGACTACGAGCCATCGTTTCATGCGCCTTACTTCTGGAGGAAGCGAGCAGATAACAAAAAGCAAGGATCGTCTGATGAAATAATATCAGAAGACACAGGATTGTTTGCGTCCTACTGGGACTTGATAACAAGAGCAGAGGACACATACAAATACTTCTTGGAAAAAGGAGTAGCACCAGAGCAGGCTAGGATTGTTCTGCCCCAGAGTCTGATGACTGAATGGATCTGGACAGGATCACTTGTAGCTTTTGCTAGAGTAGTTAAACTACGACTCAGCGAAGACGCTCAGTTTGAGTGTCGCGCTATCGCTGAACGAATCAAAAATGAGTTAGACCAACAAGACAAAATAAAACATTCTTGGAGTGAGTTATGTCAGTAAACAATAGTATTCATGTTCATGATGCAAAAGAACTGAGGCTAGAGAAAAGCAAGACAGGAGGCTATATCGTTAGCACCGTATGTGACGGAGGTTACGTAGACTTCTATGTCCATGACAATCATGGTAAACTAAGGCTCAACATTGACTTAAGGGACTACGACGATGAGTAATCAAGCAGACTACGATGCATGGTTAGAGGGAATCAATGACTTCAATACGGCTGTTGATGACGCATGGTCTAGGATGTTTGCGTTGCATCTAGGTACGGCATTGCCGGACAGCAGCGTCAGGACAGAGTTCCGTGAGTTTGTTGCTGGTTGGTGTATGGAAGCTGAAGATAAACTCAGTGCAACAGAGGATGAGATCATCGAACTGCTCCCAGACTTTCTGAATCACTTAGTTCGTAATCAAAAGGCTTAATCACCATGTACAAGATCAAGGTTTCTCGACGTGATTTCTTTGACTTCAAGCTGAAACATTCGGCTCTGATGTACGAGGACAAGATCCTTACAAAGCTACACGAGATAGACAATGATGGTAATTATGTGATAAGCTTTGGGGAAGGTATCTCAGAAGATGCCTATCAACTCTTCAATGAGTTCATGAAAGAAAAAACAACCAACGGAGAAAACATTTATGAAAATGATTGACGGTATTCCTCAGATTGTAGAGGGCATGTCTTACTTCGCACATTTGCTGAAGCCTGTGCCTGATTACACTGAGAAGCAGAATCCGGGTGCTGGTAAGTACGGATGGGAGATCAACCTCGCAGTAAGCGACGATGTGTTCAAGGCTTTCAAGGAAGCAGGATACAACGTTGGTATGAAGCAGGCTGGTCAGTCTAAGTACACGCCTGATCCTGTGATTACTTTCTACCGATATCACCTTGACTACAACAAGCGCGAGAACACTGCACCTATCGTTGTTGATACCGAGAAGGAACCTTTTGGTGACATGATTGGTAACGGCTCTCGAGTAGCAGTACAGTGGTCGCCAATGGTGTACGGCAAAGGTAAATTCAAACGACCAATCGTTCAAGCGGTACAGGTTCTAGACCTGATTGAGATTGGATCGTACCCTGACTCAATGAAAGAAGTAGAGGTGGCATTCTGATGGCGAGCTGGACATATAAAACAGATACGGGTGTGTATGATGTTGAGCAGCTGAGTGACGAGGCTAAGATTTCTTTTCAGTATCTTGCTGAAGTAGAAGCTGAGCTTCAGACCCTAGGCAAAAGGTCTGATGTACTACGTGCAGCGGCTCAGACTTTTCACGCAGCGGTACAGTCTGCTCTAACTGATGACGCGCTGGTCGCAGAAGAAGTGGAGGATGTACAACCAGAGGAGTAACAACAAGGTGACGTTTGTAAAAACACATCAGCCTTGTAACTTGTGCGGGAGCAGTGACGCTGCTGGAATCAACGATGATGGCAGCGCCTACTGTTTCTCCTGTGCAGGGTACGACAGGGCAAACAAAGGAACAATAATGGAACAACAAGCAACCCCAGTACAGCAACAAGGGTATGCAGAAGAAGGTCAGTTTGCAGCACTATCTGACAGAGGCATATCAATGGACACCGCCAAGAAGTATGGTGTCAAAGTTGCTCATGACTTCAACGGCAACATCGTCAAACATATGTACCCTTACTTCGGAGAAGAAGATAAGGTCGCTACTAAAACTAGATTAACATTGTCTAAAGGTTTCGCTTGGTCAGGTATGGCAGGTGAGGCATCCCTTTTCGGACAACAACTATTCAGAGAAGGAGGTAAGTTTATTACGCTCACTGAGGGTGAGTGTGATGCTATGGCTGCATACGAACTCATGGGATCTAAATGGCCCGTAGTTAGTATTAAGTCTGGCGCTCAGTCAGCAGAGCGTGATGTACGAGAGAACCTAGAATACCTAGAGACTTTCGACAACGTTGTTATTTGTTTTGATTCGGACAAGCACGGTAGAGAAGCGACTCGCAGAGTAGCTAGGCTGCTGCGTCCAAGCAAAGCAAAGATCATGACCCTCCCCGAAGGGTTCAAAGATGCTAACGATATGCTACGTGCTAACAAGCATGGCGCTTTTGTTCAGGCATTCTGGGACTCTAAAACTTATACACCGTCTGGTGTACTCAACATCTCAGAGAACAGAGACAAGTTTAAGTTCAGAGAAAAGAAAGCCTCTGTCCCTTATCCTTGGCAGGGTCTGAACTCTAAGCTAGAAGGGCTGCGTCAAGGTGAGTTAGTTACTTTGACAGGCGGCACAGGCTTAGGTAAGTCCAGCGTTACTCGCGAGATAGAACACTGGCTCATCAAGAACACTTCCGACAATGTAGGTGTAGTTGCTTTGGAAGAAGACTGGAGACGTACTGTTGACGGTATCCTTTCTATTGAAGCCAACGCTAAGTTACACATTGATCGCATACGAGAACAGTTCACCGAAGAAGAGATAGATAAGTTATTTGACATCTTGTACGACGGTGACAATCGTAACCGTGTGTGGGTCCACGCTCACTTTGGTGCGAATGATATTGATTCTATTTTCAGCAAGCTTAGATTCATGATCATTGGCTGCGAGTGTAAGTGGGTTGTTGTTGATCACCTTCACATGCTGGTATCCACCACTACAGAAGGCGATGAACGTAGATCTATTGATGCGATCATGCACAGGCTGCGTACCCTTGTCGAAGAGACAGGCGTGGGCTTGATTCTTGTTTCACATCTTCGCAGGATTGATGGTAACAAAGGACACGAGAACGGTATTGAAACAGGGCTTAGTCACCTGCGCGGCTCTCAAAGTATCGCTCAGTTGTCTGACTGCGTGATTTCTCTTGAACGTAATCAACAGTCGTCTGATCCTGTCGAGTCTTCTACTACTCGTGTGCGTATCCTGAAGTCTAGGTACACAGGTGACGTAGGCTTGGCAACTCACTTGCTCTATGACAACGATACTGGTAGGCTTGCTGAGATTGAAACAGACGACATCGCTCACACTGATGAGGAAGAAGTCACTCTAGGATTTGAATAATGACCCGCCTTGTATTTGATGTAGAAACAGATGGCCTTGATGCTACCAAGATCTGGTGCATAGTGGCTCAAGATGTAGAATCAAAAGAGATTTATTCGTATGGGCCTGACAAGCTTGACGATGGGTATGATCTTCTTGACTCTGCTGATGATCTTGTAGGCCACAACATCATAGGCTTTGACATCCCTGTCATACGAAGGATCATGGACAAGCCTACGTTTGCTGAAGACAAGACAGTCATCGACACGCTGGTACTGTCTAGATTGTTTAACCCAGTGAAAGACGGTGGGCATAGTCTCAATCAGTGGGGCCATGAGATAGGAGTCAACAAGCTAGAGTTCAAAGAGTTTGAAGAATACTCTGAAGAGATGCTGGAGTATTGCATACGAGATGTTGAGCTAAACACTCTCGTGTACTATAAGCTAAAAGAACTTAGCCGAGGATTCTCAAAGCAGTGCGTAGAGCTAGAGCATCAGGTAGCTGGTATCATGAAGAGACAGGAGGAACATGGTTTCTTCTTCGACTCTATACGTGCTGAGCTGTTGCATGCTCAGCTGCGTGAGCGTATGCAGGATCTTGATGGAGAGATAAAGAAGGTATTTGTACCTAAGATATTTAGGCAAAAGCTTTTTCCTAGATACACAAAGACGGGAGCGATAAGCAAAGTAGCTGACACCGAAGAAGCTTATCACCTACGTAAGCTGCAAAGGGAAGAGGAACTGAAACAGATTTCAGGTGTGAGGCTTACCGAAGAAGAGTACCAGCTTATGCACGAGGAGAAACACTCTGTTCCTCTGCATATCGTTCGTACCTCAAGCGTAGAGCTGAACATCTCTTCTCGCAAGCAGATAGGTGAGTACCTTCAGGAGTTTGGGTGGAAGCCTACTGAGTTTACTGTCAACGGAAGACCAATCGTAAACGAAAAGACACTCAGCACAATCACTGACATACCCGAGGCTGAGCTAATCAAAGAACATTTCTTGTTACAAAAGCGAGAAGGGCAGATTAGATCTTGGCTTGAGAAGGTAGAGATGGATGACAGAGTACACGGCTTTGTTATTCCTAATGGGACTATCACAGGACGCATGACTCACCGCGACCCTAATATGGCGCAGGTTCCTAGTGTTTCTTCGCCATACGGTAAGGAGTGCCGCGCTTGCTGGACAGTGCCAAGGGGATACAAGCTAGTGGGTATTGATGCTAGTGGGCTTGAGCTACGAATGTTAGCTCACTACATGCACGACGAGGACTACACAAATGAAATCATTAACGGAGATATACACACCGCTAACCAACAGCTTGCAGGACTTGAATCAAGAAATCAGGCAAAGACTTTCATCTATGCACTCTTGTACGGAGCAGGAGATGAGAAGCTTGGAAGCGTGGCAGGAGGAGGTAGACGCACTGGTGAAAGACTTAGACAATCTTTCTTCGATAATCTACCATCATTCGCAAATCTTAAAAATCAGGTTGCAGGAGTCGTCGCAGAAAGGGACTACTTGAAGGGGCTTGATGGTAGGAAGCTGATTGTACGTAGTGAACACAGTGCCTTGAACACACTGCTTCAGGGTGCTGGCGCTATCGTAATGAAGCAAGCTCTTGTATTACTAGACGAAAAGATCAAAGATATAGACGCACACTTTGTTGCCAACGTGCATGATGAGTGGCAGATAGAAGTAAGAGAAGACCAAGCCGAACAAGTAGGTCAGTTAGGTGTTGAGGCTATCCGCGAAGCGGGTGAGATCTTAGAGCTTAACTGTCCTCTTGATGGCGAGTACAAAATAGGAGATGACTGGAGTGAAACTCACTGATATGGAACAACTTAATATATTTGATAATGTAGATCCGAATAAGTTACATAGAAAGAACGACCCACTAACAAGCAGGGAAGCTGCTTTTTCTGCTAATATAGCAAAGAGCCGGAAGTTTGTTTTAGACTTGATAGAGCAAGCTGGATCACGGGGTAGGACAATCAAGGAAATGACCACTGAAAACCCCAATGTCCCTACCAGCTCTATTTCTTCTCGGCCTAATGAGCTAGAAAAATTAGGGCTTGTATTTTATGCCGGAGATAAGCGAGACAGAGCAAGGGTTATAAGACATATAAAATATAAGAAGACTACAAATGAAAGTTAAACACGAGCCTAATAGACTAGGAGATATGGCAGAACACTACGCTATCACATGGCTATGGGATAAAGGCTATCATGTGTTCAAGAACTGTGGCTGCACTGGCCCCGCTGATATCGTGGCAGTGTCACCGAAAGGAGAGACTTTGCTGATTGATGTTAAGTCCTACAAAGATGGTAGGTTGTCTGCTAAGACTACCGATCAACGAAAACTTGGTGTACAATATGTTCACTATAATTCGGAGACAAGAAAATGTCGGTTCGTGAATCACAGAAAGTAAAAACACTAGACACCCTGATAGATGACATCTACGGTGTACTAGACAACCTCAACACAGACAAAGGCATAGAGATCCCAGAGGAACTTACGGAAGAGTTCCTCGCCTCTATGAAAGAGTCGCTTGAGTCTTGGTCTACGCCTAAGCTACAGTCTAAATCTATCCGCATGTCTAACGTAGGTCGCCCTCTCAGGCGTATCTGGTACGACATGCAAGAGGAGCCAGAGGGTTCCACCACTAAACACGTACACCCCTCTACCTTTGTTAAGTTCTTGTACGGCCACATGCTAGAGCATCTTGCTATTCTTCTTGTTAAACTATCTGGACATACTGTTACAGATATGCAGAAAGAAGTAGAGATTGATGGCATCAAGGGTCACATGGACTGCAAGATAGACGGTGAGGTAGTTGACATCAAGACAGCCTCTGGTTTTGCTTTCAAGAAGTTTTCTGAAGGAACCCTACCTGACAACGATCCCTTTGGCTACATCGCTCAGCTGTCAGGATACGAGCAGTCAGAGGGTACAGAGGATGGGGGATTCCTTGCCATCAACAAAGAGAACGGTGAGTTGAGTTTGTTCAGGCCGGGGAATCTGTCTAAGCCAAACGTATCTACACGGATCAACACAATCAAAGATGCCTTGGCAAAAGACGAGCCGCCTATCAAGCCTTGCTACAATCCAGTAGCAGAAGGTAAGAAAGGGAACATGAGGCTAGAGGCTGGCTGTGTTTACTGCCCTCACAAGGCTAAGTGCTGGGATGGATTGAGAGCATTCAAGTATTCTAACGGTGTTAAATATTTTACTCGTGTAGTAGCCTTGCCTAAAGTACCGGAGGTTCCTTTGATATGAACAGGAAAGTATCTAAAAGAATTAACAAGAAAGCCTTGGAGATTGCCGTTGAATGGTTGAAGAGTATGTTGCCTGAAGAAGAGGCAGCTAAGGTTCAAGTAGATGAGATACCTAGAGAGAACCACACAGTCTATAAAAACTCTGTTGCTTACTCTATTCCTTTCTCATACAAGGGAGCTAAGCAGATAATCAAGAGACTGATAAAACGAAACCCATCTCTTTCTATAGAAGACATCACTACCCAAGACATTGCTTCTTATCAGAGGCAGGCAGGTAGACCATGATGTTAGAGATTGATGACGATGTTGAAAGCATTGTTGCCTCCATGTTTACTTTCTTTATGTCAACTGGAGAAGGAGTAGAGAAGGTTCCAGACGAGGAACTAGTTAAACTACTTAACCTATTGCAACGAGAGATCATAAGAAGAAACGGTACATTACATTGAGTAGAAGAAAGCCTAGAGTTAGGCGTCCTATTGAAAAGGATAAGCCTAGAGGATACGATTCTAAATGGGAAAAGACGTTACATGATACAGTGCTACAGGACTGGACGCATCATGATGGCACTATCCCATACGTTATTGAACATAACTACCACCCTGATTTTACTAAAAGGATAGGACGTAAGAAAATTATTATAGAAGCAAAGGGTAGGTTCTGGGACTACGCTGAGTTCAACAAGTACGTATGGATTCAGAAAGCATTACCTAGTACAATGGAGTTAGTCTTCCTGTTCGCTGATCCATCAGCACCTATGCCACAGGCAAAGCGCAGGAAAGACGGGACTAAACGTAGTCACGGTGAGTGGGCATCTGATAATGGGTTCAGATGGTTTACTGCTGAAAGCCTTCCCGATGAGTGGAGGAGCGACACATGAAGTACAAATCAATAGATAATGCTGCAATTGCAGAATGGGATTCTGTTAGAGCTAACATAAAAAAATATGGAGTAGTGAATGCTATGCTAGATCCTGTTAATAATCCTGAACACTACAACAAAGGGGACATCGAGTGCATCGACGGCATCGAAGCAATGCTAACCAAAGAAGAGTTCATTGGGTACTTACGCGGAAACAGTCTGAAGTATCGATGGAGGTTCCCGTACAAGAACGGAGTAGAAGATCTAAAGAAAGCAGAATGGTACGAGAAGAGACTCCTGAATCTCCTGACAGAAGATGAAAAAGAATAACAACAATAATAACTACATCGACGCTAAGACAGAGCGTAGAAATAAGTACAATAAGAAACATAAGGGAAAGCCTACACGTATTCAGAAAAACTTTAAGAGTCTGAGGCGTGAGCAGCTACGCATGTTAGATGATGAACAGGACATAAGAGATGCGTGACCCAGACTTTGAATTGTTTTGTCAGCTAATGTATGCTGAGTATTGTGATGAGAAAGCGTTTAACAAAGAGATGCCTGTATTAAGATACTCAGAGTACAGGATAAGAAATGTAAGTTTTTTAAGAAAGGAGTTTGAAGAAAGATATGGATCAGTATCAACAGTACATCCACAAAAGTAGGTATGCTAGATATCTAGACGAAGAACAACGTAGAGAAACTTGGAACGAGACTGTCCTAAGATACGTTGACTTCTGGAAAGATAAGCTAACAACAGAAGAACAAGGGGAAATCTATACAGCTATTTTAAATATGGAAGTCATGCCCTCTATGCGTTGCATGATGACCGCAGGCCCCGCCTTAGAAAGAGATAACGTAGCAGGATTCAACTGCTCCTACTTACCTATCGATAGCCCACGTTCCTTTGACGAGCTAATGTATATCCTATTGAACGGAACTGGCGTAGGCTTCAGTGTTGAACGTGACTACGTTAATCAGTTACCAGAGGTTGCAGATAGTTTTCACGAGACAGACACAACGATTGTTGTAGCAGATAGTAAGATAGGTTGGGCCAGTTCCTTCCGTGAACTAATCAGCCTATTGTACGTAGGTAAAATACCTAAGTGTGACTTGACTCGTGTTCGTCCTGCCGGGGCTAGACTAAAGACCTTTGGAGGTAGAGCTAGTGGACCGCAGCCTCTTGCCGACTTGTTTAACTTTTCTGTTGAGCTTTTTCAGGGAGCTGCGGGTAGAAAGCTTACGTCTCTTGAGTGCCACGATCTTGTCTGCAAAATTGCTGACATCGTTGTGGTTGGTGGTGTACGCAGGTCTGCGCTTATCAGCCTCAGCAACGTTACTGATAATCGTATGGCTAACGCTAAGAACGGTGAATGGTATCTTAGTAATGGTCAGAGGGCTTTGGCGAATAACAGTGCTGTTTACTCTGAGCGGCCTGACTTTGACACCTACTCCTCTGAGATGAAGCGCCTCTACGAATCTAAGTCTGGCGAGCGTGGCATCTTCAGCCGCATAGCAGCCCAGAAGGTAGCCGCTAAGAACGAACGGCGTGATGCGACACATAAGTTTGGAACTAATCCTTGCTCTGAAATTATTTTGCGGCCTTATCAATTCTGTAATCTCTCCGAAGTTATTGTACGCTCCAACGACACAGAAGATACGCTGAAGTATAAGGTTAAGATTGCTACCATTCTTGGTACGTTACAGGCAACCATGACTAACTTCCGTTACCTACGTAACATCTGGAAACGTAACACCGAAGAAGAAGCATTGCTTGGTGTATCTATGACAGGCATCATGGACTGTAAATTAACTAATGGCTCTTCTAATGGTTTACCTATGTTGCTTGATGAGCTGCGTCAGGTAGCTATTGATACCAATAAAGAATGGTCTAAGAAGCTAGGCATCAATCAGTCAGCAGCTATTACTTGCGTTAAACCTAGTGGTACTGTGTCACAGCTAACAGACAGTGCATCAGGTATTCATCCTAGATTTAGCGAATACTACATACGTACAGTACGTGCAGATAAGAAAGATCCGTTAGCTACTTCAATGATTGAAGCAGGTTTCCCACACGAAGAAGACATAATGAACAACTCTAACTGGGTGTTTTCGTTTCCTCAGAAAGCACCAGCTAAGGCTGTAACCGTAGAAGATATGGGAGCTATGGAGCAACTTAAACTATGGAAGATTTATCAAGACCACTGGTGCGAACATAAACCTTCTATGACTTGTTATTATAACGACGATAACTTCTTTGCTGTGTGTCAGTGGATATGGGAAAACTTCGACAGCGTTAGCGGCATCAGCTTTTTGCCCGAGGCTGAGCATGTATATAAGCAAGCTCCGTACCAGAAAATAGATGCAGACACCTATAAAGAAATGTCTAAAACTATACCTAAGCAATTTAAGTGGGACTTAACAGAGGAAGATGACAACACAGAAGCTATGCAAACCTTAGCATGTGTGTCTGGGGTGTGTGAGATATAAGCATGGAAGCTAACATCATTTCCTTTAAAGTATTTCTGGATAGAAAAGGAAGGCTCATGACAGAGCTTTCCTCTGTTCCAGATGAAGAACTAAGCAAAGTATTTACTGACCCTTACACACAAAACTACATACGTGTGGTCTTAAGAGAATGCCACTTAAAGTTTGATGACCTGCACGAGTATTTAGAGAAACACTTGGAGGCATTGAAGCATGTCTGAAGAAATATATTTTACACCTGAGTCAAAGCTCGGAATCATCATGCGAGCTAACGTAGATATCGTTACTGCTGTAGCAGCTATGGAACACTACGAAGAGTCTTTAGAATATATGATAAATATTATCAATAGGCACACAGATTTAATCTATGAGATCTCTCAAAAGGTTGTAGCTGCTGAACGTATGGATATACGTAGCGTTAAGTAATTACTTTTTAGACTTAGCGCCTACACACTTCCAGCGTTTACGAGAAAGATTATTGGGTGTGTTAGGATCATTTTGTTTTTTCTTAGGTAAACGTTTTTTAATACCTAGACTTCTTGCACAATAACTATCACCTTTAGATGTTCCGGGTTTAACACGAGGACCACCACCTTTTGCATTACCTGCCTGCCCGTAGCTTACTCTCTTACCACTAGCAGTTACTTTTACTTTGGCTTTTCCTTTTCTTGGCTTTGCTTTACTCATCGTTTCTTTCCTTTATGTAGCCCATGTCTAGCGTGTTGCTTACCTTTAGCAGTAGCCTGTCTTTTCTTTTTGTTAGCTGCTGCCAGCTTTTTTTTACCTGCTGAAGTAGATTTAAGTTTCTTAATAGTTTTAGAAGGTGCGTATACTTCACCAGTTTCAGAGGACTTCCTGCCACTAGGTGTACGCCATTTCTGTTTAGTCCAACGCTTAAGAGACTTCTGAGATTCTTTTAACGCCATTACTTATAGCCTCCACCTTTAGCTTTGTATT